CCGCCTTCAAATTTTTCGTTCTCTGCTAGGTACGATTCGTACTGTGCAACGATTTGTTCATGTATTGTTGACATCTTTATCTCCTTTTAGTTAATCTTTATGCCGGTTGTTGATTCAATGTATTGGTCTGCCATTCCTTTTTCAGTCTTAGCAATAAACACAATAGTTGATAGATTGATATCTAGTTCGCTATCGCGTCCAACAGTAAAGGTAAATGGCACCATGCCAATTCCGTCTTTAGTCATAGTAAGAGCCATAGGCTTCTTAACTTTCATTGAATCTATTTCTTTTTTAATCAAGCGAGCAATTACTTCTTCACCTGCTACAGTTTTAAAACTAATTGTATCACCTTCTTTATAACTTACTTCTAATAACATATTTTATCCTAAACTTTCGCCTGTTCCGTTCCAACCAGTATTTTCGATATAGGAAACTAATGCTTCGTAGCCTCCAATATGTTCACTACCAATAAAAACTTGTGGAGCAGTTCTTGGTGCTGGTAAACCCTTTTCTTCAAAGAGTGTCATAAGTTCGCTTGGCTGTATATCTGTACCAAGTGTTAGCGTCCTATATTTGATCTCCATCTTATCAAATAAAGCCTTTGCTTTTACGCAAGAAGGACAATGAGGCTTGCTATAAATTACTACATCTTGCAGTGTCATAGACTGAATCCTTTCAGTGAATCCTTATCTACATCTTGTTTGATACCGCCAATGATATACGACTCTACTTCAGTCTCTTGTGGAGCCACTTGTAATCCTGACGAACTCAACCAATGTTGTGTCCAAGGTAGTGGGTTAGTATTAAGCGGACGATCATAAATGGGTTTGTAACCTAATGCTTTAAGCCTACGGTTAGCAATATATTCTACATAGTGATACAACAGTTCTTCGTTAAGTCCGATGATAGCACCGTCCTTAAACAAATAGTCTGCCCACGCTTTTTCTTCGTTAACGCATTCACGCCACATGTCTAATACTTCTTCTTCACACTCTTTAGCAATATCAGCAAACTCTTTATCGTCAAGTCCTTTGATCCAATTCTTAAGAATAGAAGTTGATAGGTTCAAATGTGTTGCTTCGTCTCTTGCAATCAACGAAATAATTTTTGCACTGCCTTCCATAACTTTGGATTCAGCAAAGGCAAATGTGCAAGCAAAGGAAACGTAGAAACGTAGTCCTTCAAGAATGTTAACATTGTGCATTGCTAAAAATAGTTTCTTCTTAACATCACGCATGTTACCTTCTTTACGATGGATGTAAGCATCCGCCGCTTCTGTAAATGCATCGTAGTTTTTAGTAACTGCGGTAGCACGTTTTAGAATTTCTTTATCATCTAAGATTGTATCAAAAACTTCAGTAGGATCTGCATAAACATTCTTCATAATATGTGTATATGAACGTGAATGAATAGTTTCAAAGAAGTCCCAAGTAACAATACAACCTTCTAGTTCAGGTAGTGATACGTGTGGCAAAAAAGCCAAACTAGGACCACGTCCTTGTACACTATCAAGTAATGTTTGATACTTTAAGTTACTAGTAAAAATATGTTTCTGTTCTGGTCTAAAGTCAGCAAAGTCTGCTCTGTCTTTTTGCAAACTGACTTCCTCTGGTCTCCAAAAATATCCTAGCATAGTTTGATTCAATTTGTCAAACTCTGGGAACTTAAACACATCATAACGCTGTGTGTTTTGATCAGGTCCAAAGAACATTGTGCTCTTGGTAAAGTCTACCTTCTCTTGATTAAATACTGTTTTTGCCATCTCTTTTCCTTTATCTCATAACTCTACTATAATAACATCATTGTATCAGCGTGTCAACCTTTAAATTGCACATGCCTCACAATGTTCTTCATACTCTTCGTCTGATCCTGTGAATTCATCTCTAGCCACCGGTTGTTGTTTTGCATCATCAAATGCTATTTCACCGTCTGTCTTATAATCATAAGTGTTTTGGTAGTATGATGTCTTCCATCCATACTTATACGTGTTTAACAAATCACCTATCATAACACTCATTGGCACTTCATTATTGTCAAAGTGTGTTGGATTGTAACTCCAGTTACCACTAATTGCTTGATCAAAGAACTTCTGCATTACTGCTACAATATTAATATAACCTTCGTTACTTGGCATATCCCATAACAATGTGTAGTGTTGCTTTAATGTAGTATACTGTGGAACAACCTGCTTAAGAGGCCCTTTTTTGCTTTTCTTAACGGACAAGTAACCTCTAGGTGGTTCGATTCCGTTTGTTGCGTTCGACACAACGGAACTGCTCTCTGAAGGCATTTGTGCGGACAATGTGCTGTGCCTAAGGCCGTGCTGTTGTATGTCTGTGCGTAAAGTATCCCAATCATATTTTAATTTAAAGTCTCCTAACTCATCAACTTCTTTTTTGTAAGTATCGATTGGCAGTATGCCATCACTATATTTAGTTTGTGCAAAGTAATCACATGCTCCACGTTCTTTTGCAAGTTTGTTTGATGCTTTTAACAAATAGTATTGAAAGGCCTCTGTCAAATCATGTACTTTCTTCCAAGCTCTTTTATGATTATATGCTAATTGATTTTTAGCAAGATAGTGTGCAAGTCCAATATAGCCTATACCTAAACTACGTCTTGCTTTAGTTGACTTCTCAGCCGCCTTAATAGGATACTTTTGATAATCAATAATTTCTTCTAATGCTCTTACTGCTAGTTCACATAATTCTTCTAAGTCATCTAAGTCTTTGATAGTACCTACGTTAATAGCACTTAGGATACACAATGCAATTTCACCTTCTTCATCATCAATATGATTAAGTGGCTTAGTAGGCAATGTAATCTCTTGACATAAGTTACTCATATATACTTTGTCTTTGAATGAGCTGTGTGTATTACAGTGATCAACATTCATAATATAGATACGTCCTGTTTCAGCACGTTCTTTAATTAATGCACTAAACAATTCCATAGCAGGAATAGTTTTCTTTTTAATACTTGTAGCACGTTCATACTTTTCATATAGCTCTTGGAATTCCACAGGGTCGCCAAAGTATGCTTCATACAATCCTGGCACATCGTGTGGCGAGAAAAGAGTAATGTTGCCACTGGTCAACAATCTTTCATACATAGTTTTATTAAGCTGAATAGAATAATCTAACTTACGTACACGATTGTCTTCTGTACCTTTGTTGTTCTTTAGCACAAGGATGTCTTCAATCTCTTGATGCCAAAAAGGAAAATGTGTTGTAGCACTTCCGCCACGTACACCATTCTGTGTACAACAACGTACAGTTGCTTCAAACTTTTTAAGGAACGGAACTACACCTGTGTGTGCAACTTCTCCTCCTCTGATTTTGCTGTTGACTCCTCTGATACGTCCTGCGTTAATACCGATACCAGCTCTTTGAGCTGTGTATCTACCGATGGACATGTCTGACGCAAAGATCGAATCGAGCGTGTCGTCACTGTCAACAAGCACACAAGAGGCAAACTGCCTAACTGGAGTACGCACTCCGGCCATGACCGGCGTTGGGATATTGATTTTAAAAAGTGAGGTCGAGTCATAGTATCTCCTTACATAATGTAACCTATCTTCTTTTGGATAGTTGGCAAAGAGTGTTGCCGCAATCATCATGTACATGTGTTGTGGAGTTTCAAATAACTCTCCGCTTGATCTATCTTGGACAAGATATTTGTCCACTACCTGACGCAGACCTGCGTAGGTAAAGTTCTCATCACGCTTGTGATGAATATATGAATCTAATTTTGTAAACTCGTCATCAGTGTAACTGTCTAGTATAGCACTATCATATACACTACGTCCAATATTTTTATTAATCATTTCTTTCAAAGTAATTTTTTCAAAGCCACCATACACATCTTTATACACACCGTACAACAATAAACGTGCCGCCGCATATTGATAATTTGGATTCTCCAACGAGATTAGATCATTAGCTGATCTAACTAACAAGTCTTGTATTGACTGTGTTGACATATTATCTGCAAATTGGATACCTGCATTCATTTGAATAAGACTACTGCTTACACCCGCAAGCCCTTCACATGCAAAATTTACTACTTTATGGATTTTTTGGATATCCAACGGCATTGTTTCACCGTTGCGTTTTAGAATATTTAGGTTTGCTTTCATCTTACTTCACTTCCTCTTTGTTAAAAAATATTTAGTGTAACGGAGGCAGTTGGATCACCTTTTGTGATACAATGCTTTGCGGTATTGAGTTGCTTGATGATACTTCTTCGTTATATCCTAAAACAATACTTCCGTCCAAATACACTAGGTACATGTTTACTTCTTTTTCAATGTCCTTACTGATATGTATCTCTACTTTTGCTTGGCTAAACCTATCAGTTAACTGTAACGTATAGGCGCATAATAGTGCAATTTCATACTCAGTAAAAGACTTGTTTTCAATCAAGTGCCACGGAAGTGCCACACTCTCAGGATCCCATGGATTCTGTTTGCGATTACTTCTTGGTAGACTCTGAATAAAATCATTAAGTACTCGAAAAGGTTCATAGGCTGATTCTAAGTCTTCCCTTAGTTCCTTCCAGACTCGTACTTTGTCTTCAAATTTTAATTCATGCATTAACTTCGAACTTTGATTTTGTAGTTAAACTCACCTTGATCATTTGTAATAGAGTTTAACATAGAAACTATGACTGTGTCAACCCCTAAATTGCCATCTGTGTTAACAGTTGCGGCAGTAAAGGTTAATGCATTTTCGTAGTTACTATCACCTTGATAATTATATTCATCTTCAAATAATAATGTATTTGTACTAACATCTAACATGATAGTCATTTTACCACTGCGTTGTGCATTTGCTACTGAACTTGAATAGTCATATTCTATTGTATAAGTTCGACTGTAGTCACCTGGGAGTCTAAAGAAGTAAGTGGACGATGATGCCTCTTGGACTTCTAGACTATTAAGGCCGCCAAGTGTAGCGTTTACTTTGCCTTTAATTTCTGATACGTATTTGTATGTTGAAATATATGTTTGGTTATATCCTAAGTCGGCTGTTCTAGCAAAGAAGTCTTCTATACTAGAGTTTCCTGCTTTAGCAAAATCAATTACACTGTATTGTGCATTACCTTCGTTGCCACCGACATTACCTACACCTTCAAAAGTATTGTGTGTACTTGTATTGTTTGTTCCTTGTGTAATTATAATAGCTTCTTTGTCAATATTAGAAAACTGTGAATGACTTATAGAATTCTTACAAGGAGCAGTTGTTTGTCCTTGTGCACCTAATGCTGTACCTTCTCCAAATACTACACCATATCCTAAAGTTTCAAAATGACTGCAATGCCAATGATTACCATAAACGTCATCATCACTAGCAACACCAACACCTAATCCCATAAAGTGAATATGATCAAACTTGTTATCTTGTGTTCCTACTAATGCACTTAATGATTCTAATTCTATACCTGCGTTAGCTGTATTGATCGTTGTTCCTGTTGTCCATGGGCCTACAATTTTAATTTCTTTAAAGTTACTCATCTTACAACTTTGTAATTTAATTGCAGGTTGTGCAGTTGCTACAGTTGCAATAGTAAATCCTTCTAAATGGATATTATTTGCTTGGTTTAATGTTGTACTAGTACTGTCATTGGCATAGTTGTCTGGCGTACTTGAACTGTTTACTGTTTGAAACACTGGCACATTACCAGTCATATTAAATTTAGTCTTATCTCTGCCATCACCGTATATTGTTGTATAAGGTGGTAGGTAAATTGTTGCTGAAACTTTGTATATTCCTGCAGGAATATATAATTTTACACGACTTTGTTCTGTACCTTTAGTTGAACTATTAATATATAGTTGATCAATTGCTCTTTGTATAGCAACAGTTTCGTCAGTTGCTCCATCACCTGTAGCACCAAATGATTTGATGTTAACAATTTCATCTAGTCTAGATTGTAATGTTCTTTTAATAGGAGAAGTAGTACTTGGACCTGTTTGTACTGTTACGCCATTTAAGTATGTATATGTATTTGCTAGTGTGAATAGGTCATCATGCTCTGTGATAATCTTTGTGTTACCCACTGCTGGTGAACCTTCTGCAACACTTCCGTTACCAATATATAATGCACGATTGTCTACTGCCCAGCCAAATTCTCCTCCAGCTAATTGTGGAATACCATTTGTGCCCTTACCACGTCTAACTTGGATTCTTGAAATTTGTACGACTGCCATTATATGCTCCTTATTTTATATATTTATCCATGTTTGTCGTAATACTGATACACTCGATCCCACCATTTTTGTTCCCACTTGTCAAACTCGTCTGGCCATACGTCAAACTGTTGATACTGTAGGTCTCTTGAACACATAAAGATATGTCCTTCACGTATGTTGGTGCCAAATACTTCGTTGTGAGCGAGAGCATAGGCTGTGAGCTGTAAATAGTAGTCTTCAACCCATTCTGCTTTCTTAGGCTTGTTTGTTTGTTTAAAGTCCATAATAGCAGGCTGTCCTTTGTACTGTCCAACTAAGTCAGTTGTACCTGCATATATTTTAGGATGGTATAGATTAATCTCTGATCCCCATATCTCATCAACATCGCCCATTGCATTGTCACGAACTTGTTCAGCCATTCGATGAGCTTGTTGTGCATAAGGGTTTGATCCTGGAGTAGGCCATTCACCAAACTCAATATAGTCTTCAAGATACTTGTGCATACGTGTACCAACACTGGCCGCTTCTGTTACAATCTCTTGTGCTTTTGCTTCGCCTACTCTCTTACGCCAAGCAATTAAATGGCTCTTATCCTTTGTTTTATCAAGGATTGTTGTAACACTTGCGACTGCATTGCCGTCTGGACATGCGTATAAACGCTTGCCATCTATCTGTTTACGTTTGATTTCTTTATAGTCGTATCTCTCTGTAATTAAACTCATTAGTTCTCCGTATAGTATACTGCTTCTAGCTTTATTGGATTGTTACCTGTTGCATGACCTGCAACTCTTGTAGAACAATCTCCGCCTATTCCTTTTAGTAAAGCTCTTTCTAATTGTGCTTGTTCGTATGTTAGTTTATGATTTGCTTTACTAACAATTTCGTTTGTTATTACATCATCTTTGCGTGTTTGTAGTGCAATAATGCCTTGTCCAACTGCTGGCACCATGCTAGTCAAACGTTCGTAATCTCTTTTAATACCTAGTGCGTCTAATCCTGCTTCTGCAAGTACAATAGCATCATACTCACCTGCGTCTAACTTTGCAAGTCTTGTATCAATGTTACCACGTATAGGTTTAATTTGTACATTAACTCCAGAGTATAGTTGTTCTAGTTGTGCTTTACGTCTTGGACTGCTTGTACCTATTACAAAGCCATCAAACACTTTACCTATCAATACATCGTGAGGCCTGTTGCGTTCTAATACTGCACAAATATGTAAGTCAGGATGTTCTACATCGCCTGGCATGTCTTTTAAACTGTGTACACCAACGTCAATCAGCCCATACTTTAATCCGTATTCAATAGCATTACAAAATACACCTTTGCCGCCAATCTCATGTATAGGAGTATCAGGATTAAGATCTCCATCTGTTTGTATTACTTCAATGGTTCCTTGCCCTATTGCTTTTATAGCCTTGTCAGCATATGCTAACGCTAACTTACTACCACGCACACCTACTCTAATCAATGTCAAAATCCCATACTAAACAACGTCTGTTATCTTCAGTTGGGTAAGCACCATGCCATACCCTATCGTCCATAACAACTACTCTACCTGGAGTAGGATGGAACTTGTGATCATATGTATAACCAAATTGGTTTTGCATAATAGTATACATACAACCGTTAAACTGATTTGTCTTTGTAGGAGTTATATGATCAAACAGCATTACACTAGATGCAAAACGTTTGTTCTGTTGAGTCATTCTATCTATTGAATGAAAGTGTCCTGCTTGCCAACCTCCTGGAAAGTAATTAATAGTCCAGGCTTTTGATTCCTGTCCTTCAGTACGTTCTGCTATATGTGTAACAGGAAGGTCAACTTGTTTAAAACAGTCAAGTAACCAAGTTTTGTAAGTAGTTCGTTGTTTGTTCCATTCATCATATTCTAAAGGTTTCTGTATGCCGTTAACTGTGCAAGTACCTTTGGAGATATCTGAAGAGGTAAAGTCAAACAAACTTTCCATTTCTTGGTAGTGTGGATAAATTGCACTTACGACCCAATGTTGATTCTGGGTCATATACAATTCTATATCGTTAACTTTCTTTAAAAGACTCATTCTTAACTCCTATTATACATATTATATAACAAAAGTTACAAGAAGTCAAGTGTTTTTTTGGATTTATTTCATTGCGTTGGCTGTAGCTCTTCCAGCCATATTATCTACAGTTTTGTCTTCTGGCTCTGCTTGAGGTTCTTCGCCGCCAGCTAATACTAACCCAGCTTCATCAAAACTATTAACTAAGTTTTGTAAACGCTGATCGCTGTTGTATGCAACGACGAAGCTCTCTCTATTGTATTGTTCTGCGCCTGCATTGGCAAGATACTTATTAAGGTCGTCCCAACCAATTCTAGTTGCGCCTTCTTGAGCTTTTAGATGTATTACTTGTGATAACTTATCGGATACTGTTTCAGATAATGAGTTTAGTCTTTTTTTTTCGAATCTGCTAGTAGCAACCCTAAACGCTTTGAAAGCTGTATGCTTTCTCGCTTGCCGCGATCGTCTGCTTCATCTCCGCCTGCTGATGCGTCTGCCGCCGCAAACTCATCATCGCCTTCAGGGGCGTCTGCTTCCATATCTGCATCAACGGTTGGCTCCATGTCCATATCGTCATCTGCAGGTACTTCGTCGCCCATTGTGTCAGGTGCACCTTCGCCTGTTAAAATAGCTACGCCACTTGTAAGGGAATCTCGTGTGCTTTCCAATGATGTAAATAGTGAGCCTAATGCTGGTTTGACTGTGTTAATAAATGTTTCACTTTGGTCAATACCCATTTCGTCTCTAATCTTATCGCCTAATTCTAACATGCTTTCTGTTTGCATTTCTGCTGTGTCTTCCATCCAGCCTGTAATTCTGTCTACCATGTCCTTTGCGGCCATTACTAATGTTGCTTGTTCTTCTGCGCCTTCTTTGACTACAGTTCCTTCTTTATCAATACTATCTTTAATTACTACATGTGTATTTTTGCCGCCGGTATTACCTTTGCCACTATTTGTATATACTTTACCACCATGTTTTTCTGCATGTGCTTGAGCAGACGCTTTGTCATCAAAATATTCGTATTTGCCTTCGTGTACTACTGATTCTTTCTTAGCATCTTTTGCCGCGCCGTCCATTGGCTCTTTTGTATTTCCATCTTTGTCTAAATCTAAGAAGTCTGGCTTCTTACCTTTGCCTGCTTTTTTATCTTTTGATTTGCCTTTGCCTTTTTTACCATCCATCATTTTTTTGAAGGCGGCTTTTTGTGCTGGGCTTTGTTTTTTCTTTTCTTCGATTGCTTCACGCTCTGCTATTGCTGTGTTCAGAAGTTCAAGGAACAATTTATTCTTCTGATATGTTTCGCTAGTGTGAACTGCATCAAAACTTTCGTTAGTTTCAACTTGTGATAAAGTTGTTCTAAGTCTGTTGCGAGCATCTTCTAATTGCTCTGTGGTAAATTTATCTACATTGATTGTTTTACCATATTTTTTAGCCAAGTTCTCGTTAAGTGATTTCACTGTAACTGGCTTTGAAAATTCGTTAATAAGCATGTTATTGTTCCTTTGTCATTATGTATTTATTTATCAAAGATATAACTTTCTATCTGGGCAAGTGAGCTCCAGGCTCGATCCGTTGCAATGTCAAATTTAACCTCTGATGCTTCTATCCTCTGTATATCCTTGCTAATTTGTATAGCTCGTTTTGCAAATAGTGCGTCCATATAGTGTTTAGATACTGTATCATCTAATTTTATGATATCTCTAATACTATTACTAGGACCATGCTCTGCTGTTGTCTTTGCAATAGCAAGTGCCGCGGCCTTAGTGAACGTAGTAACTACGTGCTTATTAGTACTTATGTCAAAGATACGATAACCGTTCGCATGTTTTCGTATAACTATGTTCTTAACACGTATACTATTGCCTTTTTCATACGGAATTGGTAACGCGGATAGTCCGTGTACTACAATTTCTTCTAGTTCTTTGGCTAATTCTTTGTCAAAACTCATTCGCTACGACCATTACAGTTCCATCTTGTATTAGTTTACTTACTAATGCTTTGCGTATCAGACCCTCAATTACGAATCTGTCCCTCTCTGAATAACTGTCTAATGATCTAACATGATTACACTTTTTCAACGTTGCCCGTTCTTCGTTTGTGCATTGAATAGTAAATTCATGTATAAGTTCGTTTATTTTCATTTTATACTAGCAATCTGTTGTTTCAACTGTGTTGTAGTATCTTTATGACTTTTTTCTTGTGCTTTTAATTGTGCTTGTAAAGTTTTCTTTTGCTGTTGCATAACTTTTGGATCTTGCATTGCTACATCGTCTACTGCTTGTCCATTATCTATGCCGCCTTGACTGCCACCTTTTAATTTGTTTACAGCATCTTTGCCCATCTGTACTGTATTCTTAACAGCATTAACACCTTGCTTGGCTACGTTAACACCTTTCTTAACAACATTGGCTCCTGTCTTAACAGCATTAACACCTGCCCTTGCACCTTGGCCTATCATCTTAGCACCTTTGATAGCTCCCATGCCAACAGTTCTTGCTCCAGCAACTAAAGCTGGTAGTACCTCGTCTAATTGCTCTTCGGTTAGATGAGGATACATTTCTCTTGCTTTTTGTCTTTCGTCTATTTGAAATTGTTTAAATCTCATTTGCTAATCCTTTTACGTTTTGCTGTTGAACGTCTTGTTGGTTTCATTCTAGTTTTGTTTAATCTTGCAATACGTTTTGATTGAGCTCCCATTCTTTTTTGGAACTTAGTCTTAATACCAATTAATGGAGACTTTCTAGCTCTAGTCTTTTTCATTGTAAGTTTGGATTTGATATTAATTGGAGCATTACATGTTGTAGCTTTAGCAACAATACGTCCTTTACGTGAGCCACTAGTACAACGATACTTACGTGTTACTTTACCTTTGCTTCTTCCAAAAGTAGTAACAGCTCCTTCAATGATAATATCTGAAATAATCATCTTCTCTTATTCAATCTTTTTAATGCAATTGAAGCTGGATTTGTACGCTTAGTTCTCTTAGCCTTACGTGCCATTCTTGCACCAAGCCTAGCTCGTGTACGCTTCATTGATAGTTTCTTTTTAATATTAGGTGCGGCAAAACATTGTGCTATCTTAGAGACAATACGACCTGTTCGTATGCCACTGGCACAACGATATTTTCTAACTACTTTTTTGCCTGTTCTTCCCCATATTTGCTTTTCGCTTAGGTCAGAAGATACGATCTCTGTTATTAACATAACAGTATTTATATAATTTAATTATGAAAAGTTAATAAGAAGAACTACTATAGTACTCAGTAGTCCTGCAACGATAGTGCCAGTTGCACCAATAATCACTTTAGTTAGTGACTTGTTACCGTGTGTAATGTCTGCATGGATATGCTCAACTTTAGCTTCAATTTTATCTAAACGTGTTTCAAGATTGATATATCTTTGTTCGCACATATCAACATGTGCTTCTAGGTTTTCACGTTCTAAACTAGTGGCTTTAGTTTTTGCCATATTATATTCTCCATTCATCCCTTGCTCAAAGGGTATTAGTAAACTCTAAGTTAGCCTAATTAAGTTGTTTCTCTGCCTTGAATATAATGTTTTTAGCCTTTGGTGTTGTTCTAAACACATTATTATTTAGCTGAATTGTTTCATTTAGTTCACCTATAACAGGAACTAAATTAAAATCTTCTTCAAGGGCTTCAGTGGGTGGAAAGTATTGATACTCGTCTGTTGTACACTCAACTTCCCATACTCTATGCTTGCCGGTATAGTCAGTACCAAAGCCTAACTTCTTAAACTCTGCGGCAGTGTAGTCTGTAGCAACAGGTGCTTCACAGTATACGTTTGTCCTAAGCATCATAGTCTGTACAAACGTCATCCAATTAGCCTGTTGTCCAATAGCAGTTCTATCTGTACTATTGTTCCTACGTTGCTTTGTCTCGCTAATATCTATTAGTGAATATACTTTCATATAACTACTTATCGGTCATAAAAAAAGGGTGCCGTAAAAACGACACCCTTTAAGTTTCTATTAGCTATCCTAGCTAATTAGTTATTCACTAATTACGCTGTGTGTGGATATACTTCAATAAAGTCTGCTAATACTGACATTGTGATACCAGTTGAACCTGTACCAAAGTTTGAAGCGGCTGTTGCTACTCCTGTACCTTGAATTGCAACTTGTACGTTATCAGTTGTTCCACTTGTGAATACACCTGATTCTGTAAGTGGAGCAACGCCTGCGATTGTGTGTGCATCGTTTGTTCCAGCTACGTCACCTGCTGATAGGTATTGTAAAGCCGCTTTAAGTTCTGCTTCTGTCATGTTTGTTTTTGCTAAGTTTAAGATTCTAGTTCTTCCGCCTAGACCATTTGATGTTCCAGCTTTTCCGCCGTTACCTTGTGCTTGTCCTGCCATTTTATTCTCCTATGTTTTCTCTAATGACCAATTTCGCTACTCTGCGAAGTTGTTATAAGTATTTACCAATTAGTGAAAAAACACCCTATTTACGGCTATTTTTAGCTCGATTTTCTAAAGCTCTTAGGGCTTGTACGTAACCTGCACCGCCTTTTGCTATATTATCTAGTATAATAATAGCTGGAATGTATGCTTGGAGTATGTTTGCAGGTATACTCTTACCATCTTTAGCAAGTTCTAAAAATTTCTTTGTTAGCATTAAATTCTTAGATCCTACTAGTCGTAAGTAACCTGCCATGTCTTGACTTGTTACTGCAATATCCGGAATACTTACTTTTGGTTCTGGATCGCTTACTTTGTATACTTCAAGATCTCTTTCTGCTGAAAGTTCTTCTAAGTATTGAATGATGTCACTGTTTCTTAACTTAGCACGAGCCGCAAGTAATAATCTTGTAACCAACTGCTTTTTACTATTTGAAGATAGAGATGAGAAACTAAAAACATTTCTCCTAACAGCTTTATAATCACTGTTAGTAATCTTTAGAGCAGATTCAATATTAATAAAAGTTTGTTGGTCTTGTTGTGCATTACCTGCACCACCCATTTTTAGTTTAGAAACATATCTATTAAAAGCCATTAACGGAAACTGTGTGCTTCTACGCATTATACTTGCCGCGCCTGGGTCTTTTAATTTATCTAGTGCATCTTTGTCACCTACAATAAAGTAGATGAAGTTGTATAAGTCAGTACTTGACATTCTAAAATGATTGTAGTTGTCATGCCCTGATGTCTTCTTAGCATACCCATGTGCATATGCCGCAGTGTTTGGAAACTTTCTAAGAACTTCCAGTATAAGCATAGTTAGATATGCTCGCTCGCAACAGTCTGTGTAGGTAAGTGTCTTTAATGCACCACCTTGTCTAGTCAGTCTAGCTTCGTGAAGTTCTTTAATGAAATCCATTGTTACTTTCTAAATTGGTCTAATACTTTCATTACACCATCTGATGAAGAAAAGATTTTAGTAGCCATGTCTCTTGCTTCTAGATCTCTTGGAAACGTAGGTGTAATCCCAAACAATGGATATAAGTCAGAAACAGCATTACCTGCGAACTTGCTTAGATATTTTGCTTCATCTTGTGTTACTGGAATAGTTTTGCCATCGATTGTTTTGATGTCGCCACCGTCTGTACCAAATGCGTAAGACAAATGTCTTGCCTGTGTTGCAACTTGATCAAATCCTTTGCTTAGTCCTGCTTCGTCATCATCAGCACTATCTTTTTTCTTTGCGATAGATCTCATAATGTCATCTTGATTGAACTTACCAAAGTCCGGCTCTGCTTCTAAACTAACTTGTTCGTCTAGGTCTTTCATTTTCATAGTTTTTCTCCTATCTCTCTACTGCTCTATTAGCGGCAGTAAACACTGCTCTGTTAACTAATTTAATATCGCCTTCAGGATGAGCTAACACATACCCTTCGCCGCCTTCTTTACCAGCTGTCTTAGCCTTAACCGCATTTGGGTTTTTATCTAAATCAGCAATAATACTATCTTTAACTTTCATTACACCTGTAATAACTTCAAACAATGATGTCCAAGCATTCATGTTCTGCTTAATGTATTCAATAATCTTTTGTTGTTTACCTTGACTTATTCCTTTTTGTGCTACTAACCATTTAGTAAAATCACGTCCTAAGTTATCAAGTCCAGTATCAACTTTACTATTCATATACTTGTAAATAATTTTAGCAAAGTCTGTCATTTTCATCTGTCTTAATTTGTTTTGATCAAGTAGGCTATCAATATCTTTAGCATCTTTTTTAATGATCTGTTCTAGCCTATCAATTTCTGGGCTATCAATTTGTGCAGGCTGTTCTATTGATACAGGAGGTACAACTAATAAGTCATTACCTTGGAATATCTCTAGGTCTTTGAGTGGGTGTTCACTACCGTCTGGGTCTACCATTCTGTGTACAACTACACCAGCACTTGATTTAGCAATCTTCTTGCCTAAGTCACTTGCAACATCAACAGCATATTCTACAATTTGTGGTTTAAATACAAAGTTCTTTTCTATTACTGGCGGAGTGTTATAATATAACAAGTCGCCTTTGAAGTAACCTCTATAGTCTTTTGGTACTGCTTTTTCAAACACACCAAATGCTTGCGCCATATTATCTGCAAATTGTATTCTATCAGGCTTGTCTTTGTTTACTCCACCACTTCGCATAAGCAGTTCTTGTTTAAGTGCGTCTGGACTAGTTGTTCTACCAACTCCTCCTGATTTAACAAACCCACCTTTATCTGTGAATACAAACTCACCATCGTCATTACGACCAAAAACAACTGCGGGAGATCCGTCCCATTTAAGTGTAACGTTTCCTTGTCCACCTTGTGCCATGTTGCGTAAACTTTGTAACGCTCTCATTGCTCCTTGTGAACCTTGTAGGTAAACTAAGTCTTCAGCATGATCAATTCTTGCGCCTTCTCTAATAATACTTTCATTGTTTTGAGATTCAGTTTTAATAACCCAACCTGATTTGTCCCAGCCCTTGGCAGTATAATCTTTCTTTGAAATTTCTCTTTCATCTTTTGCATTGTTAGGATGAAATATTACGACTGCATTTTTAGGAACTACTTTCCAATTTGCTTTTGTATATTTCTCAACATCGTTTGCCGCAATAGTTTTAAATACTTGTTGGCCTTTAACTCTACCTTTAACAGTAACAGTATTACCTATGATTCTCTGTCCTACCCTTGTGCCTATGTCACTAACTTGACCTAGCGTAGTTTTACGTCCACCAGCATCTTTATAAGTCTTAGCCATACCACCGATATCTTGCGATCCTTTACGTCCAACAGCATAACCACCTTTGAAAGTATCTAATGCTTTACCTAGAAAATTCTTTTCATCAACTCTTGCTTTAGCCTGTAACATACCTGCTACCATACCACGTGTCTCTGGAATAGGTAATCCTTGCTTTTCAAAGTTTGCGAACGCATCTGCTGTTAATGCTTCGTAGTCTGGACTGTTCTTAATCTTCTTAATTATAGTTTCAACACTATCCATATCAGCACGATTAGAACCTTGTCCCATTAATGCTACTGCAACTTCATCTGGTGCACTAGCAACAAGATCGTTTGTTTCTCTATCAAGTAATCCTTTACCTGGAGACCATTTAAATCCTCTTGCCTTTGCCATACTAGCAATCATAATTGCTCTGTGGGCACCTTTGTATACTGTTCCGTCGCCTGTGCCTTTAAATGCAAACTTCATTGCTTCTGGATTACCAAACATTAAATCTGTTTGTACGTATCCATTGTTAGGGTTTCCGTTGATAGGTGTTTTAAAATGCACACTAATACCTGACTTGGCTACCCATTGCCTAGTAGTATCGTCTGGATGATTTTTCATTTTCCATGCATTAAGTTTATCAAATAATTCTTGCTTGTCTACTTTACTTGCGTCAATAGCAACATCTAAGTCACCACTCGTATCTTTGATACCTGTTGACCCAAGTTTCATATCAGTATGATTTAATCCTGTAATCTTTTCTAACCATGCCAGTGTTGGATCGACATCGTTTCTAGCAATGCGTTGTGTAACAGGTGTACCCTGTTCGTCTTTGAATATGTTTCCACCTTCTTTAAGAATCATTTTTTTTGCTCTCATTAATTTTATATATGCCTCGTTTAAACTTGCGAGCATCCCCACTCTTAATACTGTTAATAAATCTACGTTCAAGCTCTAGTGCTTCGTCTTCTGAATAATGTTCAGATATTTGTTCAAACAAGTTAACTGCACTCTCAACAAGGTTTACCCCTGTAGTTTCGATAAGATGTCCTTTATTTCTATTGAAATTAAGGTTATTCAGTTCTTCAAGTATAGATCTAGTAGCTTTTTTCATTATGTTACATCCTTATAACGTATTTAGTCATGCAAAGCAATAAATATTGTATTAACGGAGGGCGAAGTATGACAATCGAAAAAATGGACTTTAATGCACGTTCCTTATTATTTGCAAAGTTATCAAGTATAGCATATAATAATGTCAAAGAAGCAAAAAGTCAAGCGAAAAAGTTAGGATTCACTACAACTGAATTTTACCAAAAAGATGGAGCACAAGCGTATCGCTTCATGAACAAAACAGATCTAGTAATTGCATGTCGTGGAACTGAACCAACAGAGTTTAACGATATCAGTGCAGACTTAAAAGCATTGCCAGTAATGGCAGAAACGATCTCAAGAGTGCATCAAGGTTTTAAAGCAGAGGTAGACGAACTATGGCCTGCTATAACAGAAGACATCAATCGTAAAGTAAACTTAGGCAAAACACTATGGTTCTGTGGACACTCATTAGGAGCGGCAATGGCAACTATAATGGCCAGCCGTTGTTTACATAATGAAGAACTTAATGATCCGGTTGAACTGTATACATTTGGTTCACCACGTGTGGGTTGGAGAGGATATGTTAAGAGTCTAGGTGTAACACATCATCGTTGGAAGAACAACAATGATATTGTTACTACTGTTCCACTTTGGATTATGGGCTATGTACATCACGGTACAGAACATTATCTAAATGCATACGGCAACTACAGAAAGCCTACAGGTTGGCAACTAGTCAAAGACAAATGGCGTGGTATTTGGATGGGTCTAAAGCAAGGTAAGATAGATAGCTTTGGAGATCATTCAATGACAGAATACATCAAACACATTACACAAATAAAGAGCTAACACTTTCTTCGTTTGTTACACGTCTAATAGCTTCACCAAACAAAGGCGCGACACTAACCTGTCGTGTCTTTTTACAATTCTTAGGACAACGATTAGGAATACTATCTGTAACTACTAATTCGTCAAGCACACTCTTCTCAACCTTTTGACATGCTTCGTTTGATAAGACACCATGTGTGATGTAAGCACGAACACTTGCCGCACCAGCATCCATAATTGCTTTGGCCGCATTACATAGTGTGCCACCTGAGTCTACAATGTCATCTACTAGGATAGCATGTTTACCTTTTACATCTCCTATCAAGTTCATAACTTCGCTCTTGCCTGCTTCTGGTCTACGTTTGTCTACGATAGCAATGTCGCCATTGAACATATCAGCAAACTTCCTAGCACGGACAACACCACCTGCGTCTGGTGATACAAATACTGTGCCTTGTTGATGTACTTCTGGATCGTCTACAATTCCTATTGCACGTTTAATATCTTTTGCAAACACTACACGACTTGTTAAATCATCTACAGGGATATCAAAGAAGCCCTGTATCTGTCCTGCATGTAAATCCATAGTAAGAATTCTATCAGCACCTGATGTTGTAATTAAATTACTGACAAGTTTAGCAGTAATAGGAGTACGTGACGCACTCTTACGGTCCTGCCTAGCATATCCAAAGTAAGGAATAACTGCTGTAATTCTATCAGCACTTGATCTTCGTGCCGCATCAATCATAATCATAAGTTCCATAATGCTGTCATTAACTGGAGTACATGTACTCTGTATAATAAAAACGTCTTCTCCCCGAATGTTCTCTAAGAACTCCACGCTGGACTCTCCGTCCGCAAACGTGGTTACCTTCGCTGGCACTAGTGTTGCAAAACAATGTTCTGCAATCGCTTGTGCTAGGTCTGGATTAGCATTTCCTGTGATAATTTTCATTTTCAAGTTGTAAGCCTTCCTACTTTGTTGTTGAGTTAATGTTATACTTATATAATACACTAACTTGGTTGTTAAGTCAAGAAAAAAGGCAGTGTCGTTGTACACTACCTTTCCAATTTGTTTAGTATCCGTTTGGTACTATAACATAGTGTATCATTAACACTACTCCTACTGATGCACCTAAGCCAATCATCATTTTGAAGAAGTCTTTGGTTACTAATGGAAACACTGTCTTAAACTTTTCCTTGCCTGTCATAGTTGCCATAGCAAGTTCACGTCCACACAGTAAACCTACGAACACCCATGTTGTTGACATAGGTATATCGTTTAGTTCTTTAAAGAACAGTAGTATTAAAAAGTATACACAATCAATAATAGTTGCTGAACGCACATATCTTGTGTTGTGTTTTTCTAGTACAATCTTTTGGATCTTACCACCACCCTCTTTAAACATAAATGCAAGACCTACAACAAACACAAGACTCACTAGGATCATTAGGTCCCATGGTATCTGTCTTGGAAGGAACACAGCAATGTTTGCCATGTCATGACTTAGCCAAGTAAACCACAGGAAGCCTGTTGTTACCCATTGTGCTATTCGCCACGCTTTCTTATGTTCTTCTTTGACAGGCTTTGCTTCGTTTAGTAGTTTAGTAACTCCTATCCAAATAACATATGCCGCAACTGCCGCGACAGCATAGCCCATCATGCTTTTCATAAGCATCTTCTCTAATACAAATGTACTTGCAAAGGCACTTAATACTAAAAAAGAAGTACTAACTGGTACTCCTATTCGTGTAAGTATTAATAATAGTCCTGGTGCCATTGCGTGATACCATTGTATCTCTTGGAATGGAATCTTATTCAAACGTCCGTAACTAATGTCACCTCCGTTCATATACCAACCATACCAAAGTGTATACAGTAGAACAGCCGAAGCCGCTCCCCACATCACTTTCCAATTAAATTTTTCGTTATTACTTGCGATCCATGTACCTAGTGTTTGTACGGAATCATTTGCGATAACTGCGTAACCTGCGAACAGGAAACCTACAGCCATCCATAGGGTGAGTGCGTCCATTTATTATCTCCTCTGCTTGCCGCTTTTACCACGGCGCTCACATAAT